CGCTTGGTGGGGCATCGGCGGTGACCTTTCTATCCCCGGTTAAGCGGGGGTTCGGGGACCGCAAGGCCCCCCGATAAAACCTATCCGAATATGACATTATGCAAAAGGCTCTTGATCTTATACCGTATCGCTCTGCGTGGCGGCAACTCCAACAACGGCGGCAACGCAGGCCCGTTCTACGTCAACCTCAACAACGACGCGGGCGACGCTTGGTGGAACATCGGCGGTGACCTTTCTTTGGCGGCAGCACAGCTTGCTGTGCTGTTGGTCGTGACCTTATTATGCAAGATCAATCTGCCTGAGCTCTAGCTATAACCTGGCCCATCCGGAAACCTTAGTAGGCGGCAAACGCCGGACGAAATGGTTTGTGGCCAAAGAAAGCTTATAACATGCCTAAACGCATTGGAAACCTGTTGCCGGTCATGACAGACCGGAATTTTATCAGAGGGGAGATGTTTGAACATGCAAAGAAACGCATGGACGATCCGACCACGGTACCCGCCCTGCTGCATGCGGATGAATGTGTTGCACAAGTGCAGCACTGGATCATATGCGGCGACTGGGTGCCCAGCAAGCCAATCCACACCCAGCACTATGAGCCAAGCAACGGCAAGCTGCGTGATATCGACTATGTGCCATTCTGGCCCGATGGCGTGATGCATTGGATACTGATCGACAGTATCTATGACAAGGTTGTGCCGAAACTTGACCCCTACTGCGTGGCAGGTATCCGGGGACGTGGGCCACACAGCACCAAAAAGCAGGTGGAGTACTGGATCAAAACGGACCGCGCGGGCACAAAATATGGCGCGGAGCTGGATATCCACCACAACTTCCCGGAAACGGACCATGATTTTGTGATGTACGGATACCGGCAGCTAATCAAGGACAAGTACTGGCTGCGCCTGGCTGATGCTGTGGTACAGAGTTTTGCCAATGGCCTGCCTATCGGTTATGTCACAAGCCACTGGTTCCAAAATTTGGCCATGACGGCATTTGACCGCTATGTGCGCAGCCTGGATGGCGTGCGGCACTATTACCGGTATGTGGACAATATCCACATGTATGGCCCGAACAAGCGCAAGCTTCACCGTGCCCTGCAGGCCGCCATGGACTGGCTGTGCGCAGCAGGGTATACCATCAATAACAGCTGGCAGGTATACCGCACCGACTACATAGACGCTGACGGTGAGCACCGCGGACGCGCCCTGGATGGCCTGGGTTTTGTGATCTACTGCGACCACACCATCTACCGCAAGCGTACCAGCAAACGCCTGATCCGGCTGTGCCTGGATATCAGCAAGCGGCCACGCGGCAACCCAACACCGCACCAGGCCCGGCAGGCTGCCTGCCGGATCGGGCAGCTAAAACATGCAGATATGCACCATTTCCGGGTCAAGCACGTTGACGGCGTGATAAGTTACCGGAAAGTCAGAAAGGCGATACAAAATGCTTAAAATCGAATGCAACGAAAAGCGGCCCCGCTTTGAGACGGAACCGCTGGAAGATGGCCGCACGTTGGTGCGGCTGTATGAGGGCGAAGAAGCAGCAAGCCGCCCGGCTGTGTCCGATATGGACACGCCCTGGAACGGTTACCGCTATACAACTTATGAGACGCGGATTGCCCTGCCTGCCGGTGTGCTGGAAACCGCGCCTGATATCTGGGCGGAGGCCGTCAAGCAGGCAGACCGCACCCAGGCCGCTGCCCAGGTACGCGCAGAGCGTGACCGGTTGATCTCTGCCTGCGACTGGACCGTGCTGGATGACGCTAAGACGGACAAGCAGGCATGGGCGACCTACCGCCAGGCATTGAGGGATGTGCCGGAACAGCCCGGCTTCCCGTATGGCGTGATCTGGCCTGCCATGCCGGGGCAGCTGTGACGGACAACGAACGAGTGCAGCGCATGTCCCGCACGCTGTCTATGGCCCTTGATCTTGTGGATGCTGTACTGGATCGGCTGGAACGTGAGGGCCTGGACACCACCACAGAGCGTGAACTGTTAGCGCAGCTGTGGTGGGATGGGGCGGCACTGGCAGATAGAAGAAGATCGGAGGAACAAGGAAATGATTGACGCAATCGACGTATCGAAACATCAGGGCAAATTTGACTGGCAGGCAGCGTATGGCAAGGGCATCCGCCATGCCATGCTGCGCGCCGGGTACGGCCGCTACAGCAGCCAGAAAGACCCGCAGTTTGAGCGCAACGCAGCGGAATGCGCCCGCCTGGGTATCCAGTACGGCGTGTACTGGTACAGTTATGCAAGCACCCCGGAGGAGGCACGCCAGGAGGCCCGCTGCTGCCTGGCCGCGATCAAGGACAAGCACCTGTGCCTGCCGGTGGCCTATGACATTGAGTATGAGCCGTGTATCCTGCGCCTGACTACCGCGCAGCGCACGGCTCTGGTAGAGGCGTTCCTGGGCGAAATTGAAGCCGCGGGGTATTATGGTATCCTGTATGCGTCCTGCGATTTTATCCGCAACCGCTTAGACTACAAGGCGCTGTCCAAATACGATATCTGGGTTGCCCAGTATGGCAGCACATGCACCTGCCCCCTGCCGTATGGCATCTGGCAGTACAGCAGCCGCAACGCTCTGGGCGTGCCCGGCTACGGCACCAGCCTGGATTGCAACAGGGTATACAAGGACTATGAGCAGCTGATGATCCAGGCAGGCTTGCAGGGCCACACCGCGCCCACCCCGGAGGACACCACCCCCAACAAGCTGGACAAGCAGCAGATCACCATCGGCCCTGTATCCGGCGGCGACCGCAGCACCATCCGCACCTTGTGCGATGGCCTGGGCCTGGTAACTGCGGGCCTGTACCGCGAAACCTGCGCGGATGGCAACCTGTGGACGCTGGACATCGGCCCGGTATCCAGCGGCGATGCGTGGTACATTATGCGCAAGTGCGCAGAACTGAAACTCATTGACGCAGGGCTGTACAAGGCCGAATATGTGGAGGGGTGATCCGGTGGATGCTATTGTTGTTGCGCTGATTACTGGCGGGTTGAGCCTTATCGGCGTTATTATTACCAATCTTGCCGGGCAGCGGCAGACCGAACAGAAGTTAGCGACCGCGCAGGCTGTGACTGATACCAAGATTGAGGAGCTGACCCGCGAAGTACGCAAACACAATAACTTTGCCCAGCGCGTGCCGGTGCTGGAAGAACAAATCAAGGTTGCAAACCACCGCATCACCGATCTCGAGAACAAAACCGCTTGAACACGAATACATAGGAGGAAAAACTCATGGATTTTGCATCTTTTGGTATGGCAGGGGTGGCGGCGATTACGGTTATCTGCTACCTGGCGGCAACAGCGGTCAAACAAACGCCGCTTGCTAACAAATGGCTGCCGTCCATCTGCGGCGCCCTTGGCGGCCTGCTGGGCCTGGCTGCCATGTACATCAACGTGCCGGACTTCCCGGCCGCGGATCCGTTGACCGCCCTGGCCGTGGGCATTGTTTCCGGCCTGGCTGCCACCGGCGCGGATCAGGTTATTAAGCAGATCGGCAAAGGCAACTGACCAGCAAGTTACCAGCAAATTAAATAATCCATAATTAAAGCGGCGGGCTTTCCCTCTTTTCAGGGATTGCCCGTCGCTTATTTTTTATGCCTTATTTTCAGGCATTTTCCTTTACTTTTAAGTATTGTAGGACTATAATAAAATGTAATTCATATGAAAGAAGGAGTTTGAACGATGGTATTAACCGACAGAGAGCTCCGTACACTGAATCAGGAACTCACAGCACAAAATAAGCCTCTTATTTCTGATGCTAAGAGCGATCAGTTTTTCTCCATTGGCTACGACTTGACTACTTCTGGTTTCTATGTAGGTCAGGAAGCTGAAAAGTCAAATATTTCTCTGGCTCCTAACGATTCAGTTTTTGTTAAGTCAAAAGAAGTAATCGACCTTCCCAGCGATGTAATGGCATATGTTTCTTTGCGAAACAGCCGTATTCGTCAAGGACTAAGTTTGACCGCTCCGATTTATCAACCAGGGCATAAAACTAACATTTATTTCCGAATCACAAACGTCTCAAAACAAGCTATTAAGCTTGATTGCACTAAGGGCATTGCTTCTATTCTTTTTGTAAAGTTAGATTTGCCCGTTGACAAACCTTATGCTGGAGGTTTTCAGTCCGAGTTTGACTATCGCGGACTGGGCGATTATACTTCAACCCTATCCAAAGATATGGTTGATATCGAAAAGAAAGTTGAAAACGTTAAGGACATAGAAAAAAATATGTATGGCAACGTTCTTGCCATTATGGGAATTTTCGTTGCCATTTTTAGCCTTATCAATGTCAATGTATCGCTTGCCACTGCAGAAAATGTTACAATGAAAATGTTGCTTACAATGAACTTTTCTACTGTAACATCTATTGGTTTCCTGATTGCATTGATCCGTACCTTTTACCCAAACGGAAAGCATAAATGCGCACTTTGGATTGCATGTGCTGTTGCTTTTGTTGCAACAGTTGTACTACAATTTATTCTTTAATTTATGCATAAAAAGAGCCGAGATTTTATCTCGGCTCTTTTCCTTTTGTAGTCAAAAAGTAGTCAGCCCAATACATAACAAAAAGCGCGGCAAATGTTTTGCACATTCTACCGCGCTTTTTCTGGTGCACCATCGGGGACTCGAACCCAGGACCCACTGATTAAGAGTCAGTACTGGGCAACGATACAACGTTCAAATTATCGCTTTACCGTTAGTCTCAGGTAGTCAAAAGTAGTCAGGATGGCTCCGGGATGTAGTCAGTTTGTAGTCAGGCAGTTCCCGCCGTACTATCCGCGGCGGGCGGGGCAGAGTTGAAATAATCGTCCAGTTTGCCGCTTACTTTCAGGCCGTCTTCGGCTTCCAGATGGGTGTAGATGCGGGCCGTCATCTCGATGCTGGCGTGACCAAGCAGCTGCTGGGCGGTGCGCAGATCCACACCGGCGTGGTACAGGCAGGTGGCATAGCTGTGGCGCAGCATGTGGGCGTGCACCGGCAGCAGTGACACCCCCGCCACATAATAGACCCACATCTTTTTATAGGCTGACTGCGTCATCACGCCGCCGTCAGCTTTGGTCACAACGTGCTCCCCCAGGTGTGGGGTGGCATCCAGAATCGCCCGCAGCTTGGCGGGCACCGGCACCAGGCGGTGGGAAGCCGCGTTTTTCAGTTCCATACTGGGGTCCGGCTGATTGCCGCCCGCAAAGGTCACGGCTCGGCTGACAACCAGCGCCGCCGGGCCGACATCCCGCCATTGCAGGCCCAGGGCCTCTTCCTTGCGCAGGCCGCAGTAATAGCAGAGCGCGCAAAACGCCTTGGCCCGCGGCTCCGCAATAGAGGACAACAGTTCCTCCGCTTCGTCCTGCGTCAGGTATTTCTTTTGCTTAGGGCGCGCGTGGGTCGTAATGCGGATGCCGTCGGTGGGGTCATCGCGGATCAGGTGGTTCGCTTGGGCCGTCTGCATGATCTGCCGCACCGTGATCAGCACCTTGTGCTGCAGGGATTCCGACTGCTCCGTGATTTCCGCCATAATAGCCCGGATATGTACCGGCCGCACCTCCTGCAGCTCCATGCATCCAATGTGCTGCATGATGTGCAGATTGTAGGCATCCCGGTACATTTTGGTGGTGGCGGGCCGCAGCCCCTGCTTGTAGGAGCGCAGCCAGATTTTTGCCCACTCGCCCACCAGGGTGTGGTCCCCCACTTCCAGCCCCGCTTCATCCTGCGCCTGCACGGAGCGCACCGCGGCTTTCAGTTCCGCTTCGGTGCGGCCATACACCAGCCGCGTTTTGCCGTTGGAAAGGGTGATCCGCTTCTGGTAGCGGCCATCTGGACGGCGGGTCAATTTTTGTTTGGGCATAAAAAATACACCTCCAAGGTATGACTTGTAAGCCTGCCTTAAAGGTGATACAATACAAGTGTTGGGTTGGTATTGTATCCACTTTTAGTGGGCAAGCTGATCTATGGAAACGCTCTCGGTGTTGGTAGCACCGGGGGCGTTTTTTTTATTTATATGTTGCTATTTCAATAAAAAATTTTGTCCTTTTGTCAATCAAAGAAACTGCCGCAAAAATGGGGCGCGCTTCCTTTTTTGCATTGTAAATAGCGTCTTCCAAATAGCTGGGTCGCAGTTCCCCAATCTTTGTATCGTTCCAATATGCTTCAATCGGAAAGCACTCCGCATCTCCCGATTTTGATAATTTTAATTCTATTGGATCTCCTCTTTTCACTCCCATGGAGAGAAGCGTCGATGTCCTCTTTCTGTTACTACTTAGCGTAACATCTGCGTACAAGTTAGCTCGCAGACGCCCCTCCATCTGTGCTGGTGACAGCGGATTGTCTCCCAGTAATTTTCTAATCTCAGATTCTGAAGCATACAAAAATTTATCTTCAGCCGTGATCCTGCCTACTTGTTCCTGAAAAGTCATCGCGTTTTTTCTCCCTTCTGCAGACAACTTACCACTTCACGCCATCATTTCTTTCAGCTTTTCCCTGTCCCAAAGCAAGACATTCGTCTTTTGGGCCGTTTCGATTGCCGCGGGGGTAAATGTACTGTTGGTAAGCACTACAGCAACCATCCGGTGGTAATACTGCGCGCCGGATGTTGCTTCCTGCACAGCATGGTTTCCCACCTTATCCGAATAGCATTTACACTGCACGGCATAAGTTACGCCGTCTTTTTCTGCCAGAACGTCCACACCAAAATCCCCGCTGGCCTGCGTGACTTCTACATTTACAAAGCCATTTTCCTTTAGCAGTTCAGCACAGAAATATTCAAATTCATGGCCATCCATGGCATCTACTGCCGCAAGCTTGTTTTGCATTTCCGGGTAGTAGTTATCTGACAGCACTTTTTTGAGCTTTTTAATCTTATATTCAAGAACCCGTATTCTGATTAGATTCTCGATTCTTACCAGCGGAAACGAAAGAAGCGCCGCAATAATTGCTATTCCTAAAAGGACAAAGGCCGTGGCTTTTCCTCTTTGAATTGAGGAAATTCCAAATCGCAAAAAGATCAGCACGAAAACCGCGCAAAATGTTATTAGGTATGGACGACTTTTTATCGTTTTCCAGAGCTGTGTTTTCACAAGGTGCCGCCTTTCCGCCACTCTCTGTGGCATACTTATTTAACGTACTTTCTCAAAACCAGTGTGTATACCCCGTTGCCTTGCCTTCTATCTGGATGTCATCCAGCTCCGGGCCGGAGTAGGATTTGGGGCGGTAGGCGCTGTTGGCTGGCACAAGGGTGATGGTGCTGCCATCATAATACACGCGCTTGAGAGTGGCTTCGTCCCCAATGCGGACGGCGGCTATTTCGCCGTCCTCCACCTGCGGCTGGGTTTTGATGTAGACCACATCGTTATCCCGAATGCCGGCATCAATCATGCTGTCGCCGTGGCAACGCAGGCAGAAATCACAGACGATACCCTCCGGCACATCCACATATTCCTGCACGTTCTGCTCTGCGGTGATGGGCTCGCCGCAGGCAATATCCCCCACCAGCGGCCGCTTGACAGTTTTGGGGCGGGGTTCAAAGCCGGCGGGGATAGCATCATCTCGCTTTTTCTGCAAGATTAGGGCATCCTTAATATTGCCTGCTTGAGCAAGGAGATCTCCATCTATTTCATTTACAATATCTAAAGTTTTGTCATCTATTCTAACATTGCTTTTTCCCAGCAGATAATCAATAGAAGTATTATAGAAATTCGCAATGTTAATTAGCGTTTCGGAATTCGGTTCGCGTGTACCTTTTTCGTAATTCACATAAGTGGTATAGGGCATTTCCAGCGCACGCGCTGCATCTTTCATGCTTATCCCGCGTTCCTGCCGCAGTTCCTGCATTCGGTTCATTATACGAACCTCCTTTTACTCTATATGTATATTATAATACACAAAACGAGTAACAGGTCAACTACAAAGCGCAAAAAAATACTCAAAATGGGCATGGTGCACAATTTGCATCAACTCATTTTGAGCATTTTTTGTCTTTACAAATACCCAAAACGGGTATATTATAATTGCAGTTACCCGAAATGAGTAACGCAAAATGAAAGGAGGTAATAGTAATGCCTTATCCCAACATAAATGCCGAGCGAAGCCGCATGGGGCTGACTATTGAAGAATTGGCTGAAAAACTCGGCGTAACTCGGAAGACTGTTTATAACTGGATGGCTCGCGGGAACATTCCCCAGTCAAAGCTTGAAGCTATGTCGAGTCTTTTCAATTGTTCTATTGACTATCTTCTCAAGAAAAATCCTTAAGCCCCAACCAGTCCCATGCTTCGGACTTCCAAGATAAATTTGCAAAAGGAGGTCACCCCATGACCCTCTACACCGCCGACCGCCTGGCCGAGATGCTGGGCGTGCAAAAATCCACCGTACAGCAGCTTGTGCGTGCCGGGGAGTTTGGCCCCACGGTCAACGTGGCACGCAAACACCTGGTGACCGAAGAAGGCCTGGCCGGGTTCATTGCGCGCCGCACCGGCCCCGCGCACAGCGGCCTTGCCCCCGCACCGCAAACCAACTACCACCACCGGCACAGTGACCCTGGGCCGATCTGAAAGGAGAACGACAATGCCCCAAACAAAAACAGCCGCCCCGGTGCTGCAACACCGGAACGGCCAGACGAAAAAATTCATCACTTGTATTCTACCCCACATCAGCCCCATTTGCAAGGCTTTCGCCAATTTCACGCTAACCGCCTGCGGGCTGGGCGCGCTGTGCGCCGTGGCCGCCCTGGCCCAGGGCGGCGGGGCGGCTGCAATGGCAGGGCTGGCTGGCTGCCTGCTGGGCGGCTGGGCCGCGATCACGCTGCGGGAGGTGGCGACATGCGCGGAATCGTGATTGACCCCGGCGCAAAGCCGGAACTTTACCGCCTGCCGGATACCCTGCAGGAACTGCAGCGCTTTATGGGCGGGTACGCGCTGCGCTGCCCGATCAGCAACCGGTTTGCCGCACTGTTTTATCTGCCGCAGGCCGGGCAAAACCTGCCGACCCGGCATTACAAAGGCCGCTGGTTTTATGGGCGGCTCTGCCTTGTGGGCTGGCGCAACGCCCGCATGACGGACCTGCCCATGCCGCTGGCTGAAGAGCTGCTGCAAAAATTCACCCCTGTGGAGATAACGCCATGAACGAGTATGACGCCATCCGCGCTGCTTTTGCCCACAACCGCAAGGACGCCGAACTGCTGCTGCACGAAACCGTGCGCGGCATTCTGGCGGAGGCAACGAGCAACAAGGTCAAACAACTGGAAAAGATCAGCCTGTGCTACAACGCCGCGGACACCGGCGCCGCCCAGCGCAAAGCGCTGATCAACATGGAGGTAGAAGATTGACTGACCACATAATTTGCCAGAACCAGGACAACCACCTGCTGTACGCCTTAAAGCACGGCAGATTCTGGTTCTGGGACAAACACCAGACCAAATGGGTACCCAGCGATTTTGCCGCCCAGCAGTACGCCAAGGCCCAGACCAAAGAGCCCGACCTGGCGCAGGAGGACTGGCTGGGGAGATGCTTCGGCATCCTGATGGATGACTACGAGGTACCGGACGCTGTGGTAAAAGCCCTGCGCGCGCTGTCCAACAAGGAGAAACCACCATGCAAAGTGAACACGACTGCCCCGAATGCGGATGCTGCTGTGACTATGGCCGCCCCTGCTGCCACGTTGGCGGAGGAAACATCGACCACCCAGGCGGATGCAAACAGCTGCCCGCCGGGCCCCTGCTCCCCTGCGGGCACTTCTGCTGCAATGTCAAGCCTGTCCGATGCGGAAACTGCCTGTTCGGCAGCGGAGTTTGATTACAGCGGGCTGGATGCCCAAACCGTTACCGACCTGCACCTGGCCGAACAGACGTACACATCGGGACGCAAGCTGGCCGAAATGGGCCTGCGCCGCATGGCGGATGGCGTTTCCATTGCGCACGACGCGCTGTGCGGCGGAGTTGTCCACAAGATGGACAACTCAAAGCATGGGAACCGCGGTGAAGATACTTTCCGCCGCTGGTGCGAAAGCATAGGCGTGGGAAAATCTACCGCATACAAGCTGCTTCAGGTTGCTGCCCTGTTTGATTCCAGCAGCCCCCGCCAGCAGCAAGTGCTGGAAGAGCTTTCCCCTTCTTTATTATATGCCGCCGCCAAACCCAGCGCCCCCGCCGATCTGGTGCAGGCCGTCAAATCCGGCGACATTACCACCCACAAGCAATACCAGGACCTGCTGAAAGAAAACCAGCAGCTGCGCGCCGACCGGGTAAACGCCCTCAATGCCGCAGCCGCCGCCGAATCCGCCCGCGATGCCGCCCTTGCCGATGTCAACGGCCTGCACGAACAGAACCGCCAGCTGCAGGCCGCTGTCACTGGTGCCCAGGAAAGCTACCGCACCGCCCACAAGAACGAAGATTTCGCCCTGCGCCGCGCCACCGAGGCCGAACAGCGGGCCAAGGAAGCGGAAAAGCAGCTGGCCGGTGCCCGCCAGGTTGCCGATGCCGCCCGGATGCGTGCCGACAAATACCAGCGGGAAGCCGAGGCCGCCAAAGCGCAGCCGGTGGCCGCCGCTGTGGACGAGGACGAGATCAATCGCCGCGCCCACACCCTGGCCGATGAACTGACCGCACCTTTGCGCAGCGAGCTGGAAGCCGCCAAAGCTGCCGCCGCCACACCGGAACAAATCGAGCTGGACACCCGCAACGCCTATGACAGCCTGCTGCTGGCGGGGCGCGCCATGCAGAACGCTTGGAAGTCCGTCAAGCCGCAGCTGGCCAAGCTGCCGCCGGACACCCGCGCCGGGGCCATCAACCAGCTGACCAACACCCTGACTGAGATTCAAACGGAGGCAATAAAATGTCTGTAAAAATTGCGGCTCTGGAAGCCGAAAACGTAAAACGCATCAAGGCGGTTGCCCTCACGCCCTCCCCCAGCGGGCTGACCATTGTGGGCGGCAACAACAACCAGGGCAAAACCAGTGTGCTGGATGCCCTGGCCTGGGCCCTGGGCGGCGAGAAGTTCCGCCCTACCGCCGCTGTGCGGGACGGTGCCCTTGCCCCGCCCCACCTGAAAGTGATTTTGTCCAACGGCGTTGTGGTGGAGCGCAAAGGCAAAAACAGCAGCCTGACCGTGACGGATCCCACCGGCCAGCGCAGCGGCCAGCAGCTGCTGAACGCCTTTGTGGAACCGCTGGCGCTGGACCTGCCCCGCTTTATGCAGGCCAGCGATAAAGACAAAGCCGACACCCTGCTGAACATCATCGGTGTGGGGGATGCCCTGACCAGCCTGGACCGGGAGATCAAAGCCCTGTATGACCGCCGCACCGTGATCGGCCAGATCGGCGCCCAGAAACGCCACGCCGCCGAGGAGCTGACCGAGTACCCGGACGCCCCGTCCGAACCCGTAAGCGCCATTGAGCTGATCCAACAGCAGCAGGAGATCCTGCTCCGCAATGCGGACAATCAGCGCCAGCGCGACCGCCTGACCGAGATCACCCACGCCAAGCACCGCGCCATGGACGAGCTGACCCGCCTGGATGAACAGCTCAAGAACCTGCAGGAGCGCCGCGGCCAGCTGGTGGAGGAATACCATGCCGCCTGCCTGCAGGAAGAAGCTGCCGCAAAGACGGTGGCCCAGCTGCAGGATGAATCCACCGCCGAGCTGGAACAGAGCATCCGCAATGTGGAGGAGATCAACCGGCAGGTATCCGCCAACCTGGCAAAATCCAAGGCTCAGGACGAAGCCGAGCGCTATGCGCAGGAATACACCGCCCTGACGGAGCAGATCAAGGCAAAGCGCACCGCCCGCATGGACCTGCTGAACGGGGCAGACCTGCCCCTGACCGGCCTGGGCGTGGAAGACGGCAGCCTGACCTACAACGGCAAGCA